TGCAACTGCGATACCTGTAATTACCATAAAGATAATTAATATAAAAGTCCATGTGAGATATCTTCTCATTCTCTCATAATTAAAAGGGTCAAGCATATTTTTTCAATTCTTCAATACTTTGTTTTGTATTATATATCTCTTCTTCAAGATTGTCAATGGTGGATTGTTTGTTAGTAATTTCAATCTCCTCTTGTTTTTCTTTAACTTCGTTCTCTAATTGTTCTATTCTTTCACTATATCTATTTGTATAACTCATCTTTTTTCTATCCATCTTCCATCTGGTAACTGACAAGCAGTACCAAATACAACTTCTCTATTTACACCACCAATACCAACTAACGGCCAACTATTGGTAATATCTATTGTAGCGTCATAATCTTTACATTTAAATGGCCCCTCTAGGTAAGACCTAGTAACATGTATAATACCAGAATTACCTGTTTTCTTATTATACCAATTTGTATAACTAGAACCAGTATCACTTGTATTTAAATGGTCTACAAATACTGCGTTGTGTACATCATAATCTGAATTGTACATTAATTCTGCACCTGCAAAAGCACCTGTAATAGCACACGCACCGGTAACATAAGGGTCTGAAGCACCTGCTGTAATACAAGCAGTTATACCTGTTGCACCACCTGATACTGCACCAACATGACTTCTATTCAAAGAGCTGCAATTGGTCAGGAACACCAATGATAGTCCTAATAATAGAACCGATTGGATTGATTTCATATTTACCTTCTTCATTCTTTTTCATTGATGAACACGCCGTCATGGTCAATGCCAGAATAGTCACCATAATTATTTTTTTCATAGTCATTTATATTTGTAAAAAATTCTTTATCAACTTTACCTTTTGCAACTAATAAACAATCAGATTGTATAACTTCTATTTTATTTTTTAAATTAGGGTCAGATGGCGGAGTTTTTCTTAAATCATCCGCCATGGACTTAATAGAATCAATCTTATCACAAAATTGTTTAATAGTATGCATTAGTCTTTTTTATTAAACATTGTGAAAGGCCATTTAGTTTTCATTTCAGCCCAACTTTTCTTTTGATACTCTTTTGTTTTATCAACTTCATTTGTAATAAAGTTACCAACTTTACCTGGTACTTCACTTACAGCTGTAGCAAACTCTTTAGGTGTTATTGATTTGTTTTCATTTGCATTTGCATGATTAGCTGCTAAAGCCATACCAAGTACAAATACTGCAATTACCCAAATTGTAGGTAAATTATCAAGTATGTATTTCTTCACACTTTCCTCCCTGCTGTTTTTAGGTCACTCTTATTAACCACCATATAAGGACCCTTGTTATATGCCGGTACGATAGTAAAGTTTTTACTTGCTTCTATCTTCCAAGAATTGTCAGGTTTTGTACCACCTGAACCAATTTTATTTGATAACGGTACATCTGATAATGTAGTATCTCTCATAGTTCTTTCTGCAATATCAATTGAATATCTACCGTCTGTTGTTAAGTTAATTCTACCATTATCATCACAATCAAAACCAAGTTTTTTTAGAAACTTGACATGTTTTTGTAATGCCTCTAGGTAACTCTTCGTAGGTTTTCTTTTCTTAGCCTTACGAATAGCACCACTAGATTGATTTGTGTAAATAATAGCCATTAGTTAACTGATACTTTTTCTGATTTTTCGTATTCTGATTCGCCCATTTTCTCAGCAAATGTTTTACCAAATACTTTTAAATAAAAATGGTCTCTTGGATTAGGCGCTGACCATGCCTCTTTTAGATTGGTAAAGTTAATATCAAGACCAGTATAATATTCTGGATGTTGTTTTCTTAACTCTATATGGTCTGTAAAGAATTGAATACGATTGTCGTATTTCTCTTTCTTGCCTTTAGTATCTTTGGTTGTTGCAACTTGAAACTCTTTGAATAAGTTGTCTTTGTCGTATCTAAAACTCATAATATAATGCCTTTCTCAATTTAGTTTATACTATACAGGAAAATGTCTTATTTGTCAAGCCCCTGTAAAATTGTTGATTTCACTTGCTTTTCTCTCCAGTAATGTCGCCAGGATGCGCCAGGAATGGCGAATCAGAGCTGTCGTGTATGTCCGTACCCTCTAAATATGCGTCTTTTTGCGCTTCTGCGTCTGCCCACTTCTCAAACTCTTCTACTTCCAGTTGATATCCTGCAATCTTCTCATTGCATTTATCCACAATCATATATCTTGGTTTTTGGTCATCAACCATTTGTTTAATTTCTTTTAGGTCATCCATAAATTTTAATGTATCAATCATTTCACACTCCTTTTTAAATCGTCCCTATTGTTTACAAATACTCTAATTAATCTTGAAACATCTACCGTTTCCTCTTTTAATGTTTTAGGATTTATAAAAATAACTCTACTATCATTTACCTTTAAAGATTTGTGTTCAACATTATCATCAACCACTACGGCACTATCGGTGTTTTTACGCCAATCGTGTGATGAATAACCTAATATATCTTCACTCATTTTTTATCCTCACTTGACATTAATAATACAATGTAATGTATTGCTTTTAACAAGTCTTTTCTATTACGACCTGCTTTCTTACCAAATCTGCAAAGATACTTAATAGCATTTGCTTGGCAAAAATCTTTATCAATATTCAAGTGTCTTAACATATCTTGAACCTGGAAACCATCTTTTGTGGTACTATAATGTTCACCATAAGTACCTTTTATGTAATCGTGTATTTCTTTTATTATTTTATCTTCATTATATTTCATATTTTTTTATATTTCACCTTTGTTATTTTTACTTTGAAGTCATCTAAATGATTTAAGTTAGCATGACTATTATTATATATCGCATATGCTAATGTAGATGTATGCTCTTTAATTGATTTATGATATAATTCTTTTGCTTCTGCATATGTTTTTACAATTGTCTTGGTAGATTTATCCAAGGGACGCCACTCTACAATAGAATAACTATCTGCGTTATCTATAATATTTTTTTCCCAATCTGTTTGATGGCTATTCAATTATTTCCACCATTCATTTTCTTGTTCAATTGCAATATCAACATCTGATTTTTCTTTTTCAGTTAGATTGTCTTCTATCTGATTAAAATAACACCAGTAAGTACCGTTATCACCTGTGTATGTTATAGCACCTGTATAACCTAAACTTGTGTCATAAGTTTTTGCATTTAAAGCTGTATCATTTTCAGCCGCTATATCAGTTGCTTCAGTAGCAATACCGATATTAATTATTTCACCACTTCTACCGTGGTTTGCTTTGATTGTATCACCTATATTAATTATCATAATGTTATCCTTGTTAGTGTTTTTGTTAAATCTGGCATAAAATCATATTTAAAGAATTGTCTACCATTTACTTTTTGACCATAATCGTGAAATAAACAATTATAATCTCTTTCATCTTTATGTAAATCAAACTCTTCACCATATGTGTAATAGTATTCTGAACCGTGTATCATATCAACACCACTATGACCAGTACAATTACTAGCAGTTTCATTATAGTGTTTATCACAATACTTTTTAATTTTGTTTTTAAATGTTTCTGAATTTAATCTCTTTAATTGAGATAAAGGTACATTTCTAAATATAGTATGATGTATCTTAAAATAAGGGTCATACCTATCCTCTGAATCTTCATACTCTCTCCAGTATGTTAAGTTTATAGTACCTTGTTTACTCATTAGGCAGCCTCTAACTCTAAATCAATTACTTCATCAACATTGTATTCTTCAATACCTAACATATTGACATTATCAACATTCATAATTTTTGCTTTAGCAGCTTCTTTGCTGATTGCATTGTTTTTTAGTTGTGATAGAATATCATCAACTTTTTTTTCGGCTGTATCTTCAGCCCATTGTTTAACTTTACTCATTATATAAGTCCTTTCTTATTGTTAGTTAATAGTATATCAAGAATTTGAAGGAGAGTCAAGTAATTTCTTTTCTTGGCTTCTTCTATTCTTTCTTTTAGTGTTTTCTTAATCATAATATACATATATAATACACTACCTGGCCTATAAAGCAAGCACTTTTTTCACTTTTTTTGAAGTTTTTTTGAGACCTGGTCTCATTTCTAGGGCTGCGACAACTTGTATTGTCTAAAACCACGCCTTTTTAACCCATTCCTTGTCGGATTCATGAGGATTTGGCTGTCCGTGAAACACGGTTACCAACGATTCGCCATTATGTTCAAAGGTCATGTCTTGTCTGGAGTATCTATTACCATTACGGTCATACCATTTATATGATTGTGTCCAAGAATCAGGAAAGGAGACACATCCAGGACTTCCTTTAATAAAGTCTGAAATAAGGTTTTGGTCACCAGGAAACCGTCTTAATAGATTAGGTCTATCTGCAATGAACCTTCGCCAAAGTTTGTCATGCATTTTACTTTGGTCAAATCTCATAATACTAGAGTTAAAAACACCACTTGTTGGATTAAAATCATTCATTCCTATAAACTCAAACTCTGGTTTATATGTAAAGAAACAATCTATATTATCTGTAATTACTACATCTAAATCCATATATAATGTATGGCCTGGTAAATCAACTTTAGGATGAAATAATTGCATTTTATTCCACCAGCCTTGTAAGTCTGTTTCAGGAAACTCTCTAATGTTAATATGACCATCAACCATTTTATGCATTTTGACATGGTCAGTAAACACAAAAAAGTTAATAGATAGGGTGGTATTTCTTTTTACCATATTATAGAGTTTTTGAACATACTCTACGGGATATTTGTCACCATAACATACACAAGCAAAATTATACATCAAAAACCTAACCAATTAAAAACAGCTCTTATACTTAATATCATATACATACATTCCATAATCATTCTTGGCCAATCTTTATCTTTGTAACCAAACCATATCCACATCACACAAGCAGCTACACTTAACGACCAACCAACCCATTGTGTAGATATGTTGGCACTTGATAATATGAATACACTACAAACTGCAAGTAATAATCCAATCCATCTAAATTTGTTCTTGAAGAACCTTGAAGGCAATACCATCTTCAATCTCCCTTATTGTAAACTGATTATGAGTTAACATTCTCATCCATTTATTTATTTCTTTGTTATCAGGTTTAAATGGATAATTTAATGACTTATAATTTATCTCTTGATTTGATACAAAATTAGCAACATTCTTTTTATCTGTTATACATGGTACACCATTTATTATTGCGTCAACAGCCGACAATGACATGTTTGTAACTAAACAATGAGCGCCCTTTAAATCATCTAGTATATTTGTATTCCACCATTTATTACCTGGCCTTGGTTTATTTCTTAATCTTATTGGTCTATCTGTACAATTTTTTATCTCATTAATAGTTTTGTTTATCCACTCTTCTTGTGATATACCGTTTATATGAAATGTTACGGTAGGAGATGATGGACATACTAATATATGTTCACCTGATTGCCAACCTTTAAACTCTACATTTAATCTTTTATTATCACACTCTTTCAGTTTAGTAGTATGAATACCACCTTTACATATTCTAAAATATGTCTTATCATAATTGTTTATAATAGGTTCGGGATATCTTGTTATTTGTTCAGTTAGGTAACCTACATCAACATACCACCATTCCTCGCCTTGAGCCTCACACATTGTTATATCATGTATATTTTTACCTGCTAATCCCCAAAAGAAGTGTATAGGTTTATCTTCATCTTTCCAACCTTTTTCTATAGCAGGCATAAGTTGATGTGATAAACATTTATTCCATGGTAATTTATGTGTTACTAACATATTTCCACGCCGTTCCATTTTGTATCTCTGTCATAGTAAATTGATTTGCTAATAAGTTTTCTATCCACTTTTCTCTTTCTGGTGTATATAAAGGGTCTTTAATTTGACTCATATCTGTTAAAGAAACTGGTACGCCCATTGATTCATTTACACAAAAACTAGGCACACCACTCATAATAGATTTTATACAAACCGTTGATTGATATGACACCGTGCAATAAGCTTTTTCTAAATCTTTATCTAATGATACTTTACTATCTTTAGTTCTAATTTTTATTTCTTTTCTAGTATGTCTTTTAATACTTTTTAAAGTTTGTTCTTCCCAATTTTTATCAAACCAATAATAATTTTTAACATGTTCACTAGGTGGTATAAACAAAATATAATCACCCTCATACTGCCAAGGTTTTAATTTTACAAAAGGTCTATATTTTTCTATTCTTTCATAATCAGGTTTATTTAATCGTTTTATTTCTCTTACATGAAAGAAGTTTTTAGTCAATCTATATATCTTTTCACCTATTTCTTTTGAAGTGTCATGTTTATTACCAAATAGATAAGCATGGTCAAAATAGTAATAGTCTTTTGATTGTTGTATTAGTTCGCTTGTGCCTCTTAACATACCAAACACACAAATTGGTTTATCAAAGTTATTATCAAAACCAAGCCATTTTGTTTGTTCGTATTGATTAACAGACTTTTCTTTTTTCCACATATGACCGTTAGCACTTTCTACTAATGCTCTTACCGGTATATCCGTACTATCTCTTGTTTCAAACCCCTGAACCATTACTCTCTTCTAAATTTTTAAACCAATCTTGTGAATAATCGCACTTTGCATATTCTTCAAACCATGGTCCACCTTTTGTAAAGTGTACATTATTAACATCATCTTTGTGTTCATACTCACCAACTAACCAGTTCCATTCTAAAGGCAAATCTCCGATAAGGTGGTCGCCTTCTAACCATTTAAATTGATGTAACTCTAAACCACTAGCTCTATTTACATAATCTGGTGTAAGAGATGAACATTTATTACAATTCATCAACATAAAACTAGACCAATTTTTTTTAGGATAAGCAGTTTGAGGTTGACCTAAAAATTTTGTTTTTTCTTTTGGTATATAGTCGTGTTTACAAACTTGAATAGCTTTACTATCATCTCTCATTCGCCATAATTTTGATACATCTTCAAACATTAACATATCACAATCCATAAACAATGCCCAACCTTGATAGTTCATAAGGTGAGGTATCATAAATCTACTAAATGAAAACTCTGTACTAGACAAACTATTTCTTTCTCTAACAAAATCATCTTTCAAGTGATTTAATGCAATAGGCGTTATTGCTACCGGTTTTGTGCTATTTTGTATTATACTATGCGATAACACATTGTAAGCCACTTTTTCTTTACTATCATATCCTATAAAAATGTTTATCATCCTTTAAATTCCTTACTTCTTCCTGTTATTTTTCTTTGACCTTTAGTATGGTCATAAAACTTACCTAATACAGACCTTACTTGTACATGACCACCTCTGCCATCACCTATATTTAAATTTTTTACTTGTTTTTTTCCTTCAAATTTTAATCTTACATGGTCCCAAACATAACTATCATGCTGTTCATTTAAATTATATATCTCATCACTATCATACATGTATTTCATTTCATTAGCATAATTTATAATTTCAGGATGTTTCATATTAAAACCTAAAAAACCACACTCACTATATTGATTACCTCTGCCCAAATAAGTCATCATACATTCTGATTTATATAGTCTTGTTTTAATAAAATCTTTAGTCATTGGTGTATAAAAAACACTATCTGCGTCAATACCTATCACATAATCATATTCTCTGTAATTTAATATAGCATGTGTATATGCATAAACTTTGTAACAAAATCTAACACCATCTTGCCAAAAATCTTTGAGAAAATCTTTTCCTTCAAATTTATTTTTGTTTCGTTCTACAAACGCTTTACACTCTGGTATAGCCTCCATCATACCATCATCTTCATTGTAAACCGTATAAGGAAAATCCCAATTATAAGTTTTTTCAAATCTATGAGCATATTCTTTATATAATTTATTATTATATGTTGTTACAGCTAATATTTTCATATCGTCATTCCATAAACTTTCTTCCATACTGCAAAGTTAAGAGTACAAAATAATTCTTTTTGAGCATAAAGACCAATAGGTTTTTTTAATTTTGAGTCCTCTTGTTGAAATTCTTTATTATTTAAATATCTATCTTCAACATCTTTCATATTATACTCAAATATATCCATAAGTTCTTTATCGTTTAATGTTTCTCTAATAAAATCTTTTAAAACACCTCTGTTAGGTGCTGGTTGTTTAGCTCTACCAATCAGTATTTCATCTGTCGGAAAACGCCAACCTGTTTTTATATGATTTAAAATATAATTAGGTAACTTACCATGATATGCTTTTTTTTGTAATTTTTTATGAAATATTTTAGGATGTATATAAAATCTCTCATCAATTTTTAATTGACTAGGTATAACTCTTACATAATCCCTTAATCTTTTATTTAAAATAGGAAATCTACCCTCTATGCTGTGTGCCATACCTAACTTATCATTTCTAACTAAAAAGTCTTCAGCTAAAGCATTTAAACTTTCTATATATAAAAAATCATTTAAATTATCATTATTTTTTATTTGTTTTGTTGGTAACCATTCATTTAAATAATTCATTTGGTCATCTAAACTACATTCTAACTCTGAATTTTTTAATGGTATATTATTTTGACGCAACATCTTTAATTTGCTACGCCAGTTAAAATCCATATCATTAATATCATATAAATGTGGATTATGATGTTTATATCCTGCAAATAATTCATCACCACCATCACCTGCTAATGTAACGGTAATATCATTTGAAGCCATAAACTTGTTCATATTATAATAAGTAGGAAAACTTTTACCTTGTCTTGGTTCTTCTAAAGCATAAAAGGTATCTTCTAATGCGTCAACATAATCTTGTTGAGTTTGATATAACATATTATTCTCAATACCCCAATCTTTACATAATCTTTCTGCAAGTTTACTATCTTCGTTTAATAAACTTTTTTTGTCTGTTATTGCAAAACTAGATGTAAATGTTCTAGGTTTTACACCTAGTTCTTTCATCTCGTAAAGTATTGAAGTTGAATCTAAACCACCAGATAAAAATAGTCCTATATTTCTACGACCCATTAAGGTTTGATTTACTGAATAATTAAGTTTTAATTGTGTTTGTTTAGCAACAAAGTTTTCATCTAAATGAGTTGGTATTAATAAATCATAATCTAACAAGTTGTGATTTTTACCATTTACTAATACTTGACCTGGCACCAATTTTTTAATACCCTCAAACATAGTCAAATAACCAGGCACATAACCTTGATTGTAATATAAACTCAATGCTTTTTTACAAATGCGTCTTTCAAAACCACATTCTAATAAACTTCTTATTTCACTAGAAAAATATAATTTATCTTTTAAATAACCATAGTATAATGGTTTTGTACCATTCGTATCTCTTGCTAAAATTAATTCTTTTGTAGTCTTATTATAAAATGCAAGAGCAA